ATACAACATCCCTTCGTCCATCAACACCTTGTTGATCCCGAAGTCTTCGTCATCTCGTTCGGGCTGAAAGACCTGCTCGTCTGCTAGTTTCCGCGACGTCTCTATTGTTGAGCGAGTGTAGTCGTCTGTCGCGCCATTCAATGCAGGCGGCAACCTGAACGCCCCACGGATTTTTTTCTGATTGTTCAAATCGTATTCTTGAAACAACGCGTCCGTGTGTTGGTCCTTCGTCAACGGCTTCAACTCGATGCGGACATTGTCGCCATCGTCGTCGAGTGGGTCCGCTTCGATCAACAGGATCTTACTAAAATTGTCCGACCCCTGAATTGACGTCTCGATGAACGACTTCAGCCGGTCAACGGTTCCTTCTGTCGCCGAACCGTTGCTGATCATCAGCGCCATCGAAGGGACGTTGTTGTTTGTAAACGTCGTATAGTTGATCTCTTCGGACTTGCGGGACCCGAAGGCGCTCAAGATGTTTCCGATGTAGCGCGGGACACCATACGGCGAGCGCGAACTGTAGATCGAGTGGTGAATGATTTCTGTCGCGGGGACTTTGACTTCGGCTTCGTCTTCCCGCACACCCGTGATCGCATCAAGCGGGCGCGGGTCGCCGTACTCTCGGAAGTATCGCACAATCGCAGATGACCCCGATGTAAACCGCGCTTGAACGAATCTTCGGAACCGGCGATAAACGTTCACATATCCGATGTGTGTGTCTTCCCCTTTGCCGCGATGCCGGGCCCGCTTTACGAGAACAGCTTGTTCACCCTTCGGCGTCAGGCGCATTGTCCCGCTCGGGATCAATCGCAACGAACAGACGCGCCCCTTCCTATCGCGAAGTACTTCCCAATACGCGTTGCCCGTTCGCTCAAGATCAGAACGGGTGTTCTTTCGCAACTTCACGAAGCTGTTTTCATCATAGTCGATGTACGTCAACAACTCGTGAAAGCGGCTGTGCTCTTCGTCGATTTTGGCTTTAAAATCGGGGTTGTCTCTCGCCGCAAGTTCGCAATCTTTGCGGACCTTCAGACGCCAACCGAAGCCGTCGATGTTGATCGAATACGTCGAGATATTTTGCGATAGTTGGTTACTTGTTTCGTCGAGAGCGATCAGCCCTAGCGGATCAAACGGAGGCTCGATAGCGCCGGTGTGAATGTCTTTCACCAGCGACCAAGGGTTCGCCATAGCGCGGCTATTGCTCACTTCGTCCGCTTTCGACACGCCGCTTGTCATCACTAGAGCGCGCGCAAGAGCGTCTTTGTTCTTCCGCAGGGCGATGCGCTCGTTGGCCTTGATCATCTCTTCGTTTGTCTTGCTCATATCAGATCAACCTTCCGTGAACGGTTCCCGCGTCGTCGCTTACTTACACCGGTACGATAAGCATGATCAAGCGCGTCGAACAGATCGTCGTTTTCGCCCGCCGGAATCAGCAATAAGTGCGAGATCAACGCCTGATTCCCCGTCACATACCTGAACTCGCCTTCTTCGTGGCGGGCGGCCAGACGAATCGCACGGCGTTCCTTGTTGTCCCTGGTGCGGATTCTCTTGACAACAATCCACGGCCACTTTTCTTCAATCGTTTGTGCGAGCACGACTTGATAGACATTGATCTCGATGCCTACCTTTATCGGGTCGTATTTATCCGCCCAATCGTGAATCTTCTTCGCTTGGTCCGAAAACCGAAGTTTGCCCTCGAAGTGGTCAACGACCCATACCTTCGAGCCCCGAACAGCAATGCACACAATCGCAAAGAAGTCGTTCGATTCGCCCGTGGAAACATCGACCCCTAGATAGTATTTCGCGTCTTTCGGGACATCGCTCAACTCGACTTCGGGCATGTAGTCAATGTCGAAAATGTCACCCTTCATTTGTGTCGCGTCGCATTGCATCTGCGTCACAAAGATCGGCAACCCCATCGCTTTTTTCTTCTTTTGAATCTGCGCGGCATCGAACTTTTCGGGCCAAGGGGTCTTCCCTTCTCCGTTCAAGACGGGGATGATTTGCGTCGTCTCTGCCATCTCGTTGCGTTGCAGGTGCCCATACAGGTCTTGCCAGTGGTATCGGGTCCCAACAAGGTGCAACTCTCCGCCGGGTTCAAGGGTGGGCATCAGCGTTTTGTAGTAGAAAATACGGGTCGCTTCCCGCATGTGCTCTGTTTGGCTGTTACTTTGATCAACGAGATCGTCCCCGAAGATGACGTCGTAGTGACGCCCAACGGTTTGGCCACCGACACCGACAGTCGTGATTGTCGCCTCCTTCGCGACCTTCGTGCGACCGGCGACGATGATCTCGCTCTCGCCCCACTTGAGGTCACCAACCTGCGGTCCAAAGATGGCAATCAGGTCTTCGTTTTTCTCGAGATGCCCCTTGATCTCGCCCAACACGCCTTTCGCGAAACCGATCGTTTTGCTTGCGATCAAAATCCGAATGTTGGGGTTCCGCAGGATGTAAAATACTGACATCGAGATCGTGATCGTCGTCGATTTGCCACCGCCACGAAAGGCGAGTTGAAGGCTCTCGCGGGTCCGCAATGCAAAGCGCTGAAGCTTCTTGTGGAAGGGCTGCAGGTTGTACCCCAAAACCTCTTCACAAAGGATGTCGAGGCGCCCGTGATTCAACACCTGATCACGAATATAGTCTCGTCGCGCAAGCGTGAACGCCGCGGCTTCGACTTTTGCATTTGGTTGGCGCATCAGTAGGTATTGCCCGCCAACCAAACGTTTGCCGCACCACCACCAGTCACCGCAGTGACTTCGAGGAAAACGTTGTCGAGACCCAAGATCTCGAGTGGTTCGGTTGAAACCGGGGTCCCAAACGCGACGGTCAATTCCCCCGCGGTCCCGAATCGGTCAATAACGAACCAAGGGGAAGGCTGTTTGTCGCCCGCTCCGTCCTTGTAGGTGAGGTTGTAACGCCCCCACATCTTGACGGTGAAATCGCCCGCGAACGCACAATCGCCGACAAGATGAAGGTACCTGTGCGAGCGCGTAGACGTTCCTTGTGTCGTTGCAGTTGGGGCTGCAGTAACGGCAGCAACGTCTTGCAGATATCGTTGTTCGTCGCCCCGTGCGCTGACAAGGCTCAATAGTTCCATCATTGGTTGTCTCCTAAGACGCATTCAACGAATGCCTCGACTTTGCCCGGCGACTCGATGACGACGCGAGCTTTCAGATCGCACCCATATTTCCGAAGGGCGTCTTGTATTTCTTTGCGACACGCCGACAAGCATGCCGCACGGTGTTCTTTGATTTTTTCGACAGCCGTTTCGAGGTCTGTTTGATCGTCCATTTCGTTCTCCTACTCGCGAAAAGATTTCACGCGTGCGGCCCACTGCCCGAACAACCGGACCGCGAGATAGCACCACCACGCGCGAATGCGAACCATACCATCCTCGATGCAGATCTGGCGAAAGATAATATCCGCGGCTTTTCGAGAATCGGTTGTTAGTGCCCCTTCGCGAATCAACTGGTAGAACCCGTCGTGCACGAGCGACGCCCGCAAAATGGTGTCTGTGTCGATTGCCGGGCCACTTGCGCCATCCCACGAATACCCTTTCGACAGTGTAAGGGTCCCATCCTCAAATCGCACAAAATTGTTTGGGCGCGCATCGCAACATTTGCCGCAAATTTCGATACCGTCGATATCAGTATCGTACGCGTATGGCTCTTGTAGCGCATATTTCCAGACGGGCAACTTCCGGTAGTTAGGCATCGGCATCGTCATCGACCTCGTCTTCGCTGGAACAGTAGAACGTTGCCGTGCCATAATCACCGCCGAACGGGATGTTGTGTTGCAGTCTCAGCTTGATCAACAAACCTAGCGAATCGTCCAGCTGCAACCCGTTGACATAGTCCCAATTAAAAATGTAGACGCCGGACTGCATTCCGCGCCAAGAGTCACCGCCAAGTGCGGGGTATCCAGGATAGGCTTTGGAAGCGTCATCGAGGAAGTTCCGCATGGTTTTGTATCTTTTGATCCGCAGTGGGAGCCGGTCAGTTGGTGTAAGGGCTCTGTTCAACAACTCCGGTGAATGCAGTTCCATTCGCCGTCGCAGAGGGGCTAAGGCGCCGATCTCGGCGTCACTAGCAAACACGCTTGACGGGATTGTCATCCCATTCAGCTCGGGGACGAACCCAGGGTCGCCGTCAGTACTGCCGACATAGCCAAATGTCACGAAGTCCGTTGAATCCGTTATCTCGATGTTGGACGCAAACTGAACTTCGACCTTGTCGATACTGAGTCGTTTTCCCGTCATGGGCTTGACGGTGAATGTAGACCCGTTCTCGTAGCAATATTTGACCCGTACTTCAGCGGTTGGATCTCGGGCGACATGGAAGATGATTTGCCCTGCATCGTGTCCAACGACATAGTCACCGGGCTCGGGCCCGCTCACATGATGCTGTTTCTCGTGTGGGTCTTGCTCTTCAACCAAGACCCCGTCAACCCGGACCTCGACACGATGTTCTTCGTGATCGAAGTCTTCGCTGTCTAAGCGTCCGTGAAACGTGTCAATCACAAACGGGTTCGCTAGCTGATACGTGAGATTGTCGCCGGTATTTGTTGCGAGTTCGTTCGCAACCTCGACGCAATCTTCGACCCACGTCCGCCGTTCGGTGAAATCGATGCTATAGAACGTGACGGCCGATGCGTCCGATTTTTCGATCGCGACTCGCAGCCGATTATCAGAAGTCGTTTTCGTGTCGAGATGCACTTGCTGTATGACAGCAGGCAAGGGCTCGCCAGTATGGAGACTGATCAAGATCCCAAGGTGGTCCTGCTCTGTCTGTGGAAGGATCCCTCGGAACCAAATGTCCACGCTGTCGCCGGATTGGTCAATGCGTTCCACGCGGATCGTGAGGACAGGGCTAGCCTGCAACTCCGCGTAGAAAGCATCCGGGTCGTACTTCCCGCCGAAGTGTGCAGCGATGGAAAAACTGTAAGAAATCAAGGCCATTATTCAACCCTCCAAAGTGTTAGGCGAGCTTCCTGAATGTAGGACGTCGCCCCGCCGCTTTCGCCCCAATAATCGATATAAAACGACTGGACCCCTGCGGTGTTGAGGTAGATCGTCGAGTGCGCGTGCACAGAATTGTCTGTCCCTGCTTCTTTGGCTTCTTGCCGGTGCGTGGTGAGCACCGTAGACGCCCCTTGCCGGATACGCCCGAAGAAGTCGTTCGTCGCAGATGAGCGCGCCCACACATATCCCCACTCAAGCCGGTACAGACCGTTGGGCAGGTTGCTGGTAACCAGTTCTAACTTCTGAACTGGCGTCGTCGAGTTCGTGGAAGAACTCGATAGATCTTCAGCTCTTTGGAACTCGGTTCCGAAAATTGGTGTCCCCGGGGACGGTGCTCCCACGATTCCGGTCCCAGAGCGGACGAGGAATTGCCCGTCGGCGATCGAACCGAATGTCAGCTGTTGGGGGCCGCTCGTTTCTGTTATCGCTGCGACCGTGGGGGCCGGGTAGGTCCCGCCAAGGTCCCCTGTTGCGGGGCCCGAGGGGGGGCCACCGGGCGAAGGTTGGAACGATGCGTCGCCAACTCCGTCGGCAGTGTAAACGTGTCCACTCGCCGCCCCTGTTGCCCCTTTAACCGGGTGTCGATTCGCTTCCGATGCATCTTTGTGTAAGGACGACATTTAGGGTCCCTCCTTCAGTAGAAACTCGCCGTCGTTGTCGTAAATGATCCCCCCTTCAATGGTGATCATCAGCCGACCGATTGGAATCGGGTCTATCGCATCCGTCGGTTCGATGTCTGCGCGCCGCAGATACAACAGCCCCGCTTCTTGGTCGAGATCCCGTGTTCCGTCGTTAATGATTAGTGTCGAAGAACCGGCGCCGAACGAATCGTCCGTCAACAGGGCTTCTAGTCTTGACGAATTCTGCGCTTCCTCGATCGAATCGACTTCGTCGAGCGTCACGAACGCCGGCTGAATTGGGATGCTGTAACCCAGATCGCTAACCAGCACCGGGGACAAAACCCCGATGTTGGCCTTGATGATCACAGGGGGATCAACTGTCGACATCATTCAACCCATTCAACCTGGATCCACATGTTGCCGAATGTAGAGTTCCCGGTGCCGCTTGTTCGCGTCAGATAGACAGCCATGTATTGATCCGCGGTTACTACCGCGCTTAGAGCCAACGACTTCGCTGTTGAGCTACCACTTGGCAACGCGAGCGTCTCGACTTCGTTTGCAACGTTGTTGACCGCCGCGACAGTGGCGCCAACGCGGATCGAGACTACGTAGTCTCGACTTGCGTCAACAGCGTCTACGACGACGCGAACCCCCTTCAGCGTCCCGCCCCGCAAGAATTGGTACGGAGTCGCAGCCATCGACACGCGACCGATGAACATCGCCTGCGAAGGGACGCCATTTCGAACCCTTGAAGGGCATTGTGTCATCAAGGACTTTCCGACCTTCGCAGGATCAACAAATCCCGCCCCGATGTTTTGGAACGCAACTTCCGCGGAAACAGGGCCGCTTGGCGACACAATCGGGTAGGTGCCCTCGACATCTACTTGATCCGCATCATGCTGCGACCCCGCACCATCACCGCCACGGTCACCGTGTGTGTGCACGTGATCTGCGCGTGCAACGCGATTCGATACGCCGGCGCCAAGCGACGAACCAAGCGGTTGGATGTCCGAAACGAGACCATAATCAATCGAACTGCCATCGGTTAACTGCCAAGCTTCCCCGTCGGAATCCCACGTGTAACCAAGGTCTTCCGAGCGAACCCGGTGCGTCTCGTTCGCGAGGAGCGAAGCGAACGCGCGACCGATACCGAACTCTTTTTGTGCGGGATCGATCGTCGGAAGCTGCGCGGAAAGAGACGACTGATAGTCTTTTTCGCCGAAGTAGTTGACGTATTGCGCATCCGGCTGTGTCGTGAATGTGCCGAAGATGCGGTCATCAAAGGAATCCGCGGATTGCGATTCGCGGTAGATCACAACAAGGTGACCCGATGTTGATGAACCGCCGCCACCGTTGATCGAGTTCAGATCAGTGACTTTTGCCGCATCCCACAGCGAAGAGCCGTCGCCTGTGATGGTCGCGGCGAGGTTCGACATTGTATCGTCAACGTTCGCCCCGATGGTCACAACGACATCGCCACCACTTCCGAACCCATATGTCCGCGTCAGCACTCCGTCCGTCACAGACAGAGTGTCGCCATTTGACGGTTGGTTTGCCAAATAGAGCGGGATCGCTTGCGAGACACCACCCGCCGCACCATCGATCAGTTGTTCCTTCTGGAGTAGAACCTCTTTCCACGCACGGTTTTGTACGAAGAGCTGGTCAACGTACTCTTTCGACGTCGATGCCGTGGGGCCGCTTGGAACCGACGGCAAGCCGATGACTTCGTTCCCTGCGGTGTTTAGGTCGTTGCCCAACACAACATTCGAGATAGTCGCGGTGCCATCCCAATTAATGTCGTCGTCGATTTGGCCGCTTGCGTTGGTCTTTACGACACCATAGTCTTCGTCGCCTTGCGGCAAGATCACGGTGTCGAGAAAATTCAGCGCATCGCTTTGCGCGATGTCAGCGAGTCCGTCGTTCAAGATCAATGTTGACGAACCGACGCCATATGCGTCGTCAACGAGAAACGCGCGGAGATAATCCGACTGTTGCGCTTCCATGATCTCTTCGGGTGTGTCCAGTGTTTCAGAACCGCCGGACGCTAGGATCGAATAGCCAACATCGCGAATCTGGACGTTCGTTGCTTGTGAAGCATTCGATTTGATGATCAGTGTCGCCATCAAATCCCCCTGTAACCGATCGTGACTGGGAAAC